CAGGATTTGACTCCCTGGAAAAACACGAAACGTTCGATTATAATCAAACACAAGTTGAACGCGTTATTACGAGAGCGTCACTCGTACCTAATTTCTCAATATCCGAGATAAATAAAAAAGAAAAGTTTTATATTAAAACTATCGGTGATGAGGAGTATAGGAAAGTCTATACATTAGTTGAGAATCTGTTTGATGCTTTATACATCTACGGATACTCCTACGGACAAGACAATGAACAAGAATATGCGAAGCATAAGACATGTTTTTATAAACATATCTTTTTGTATTGCGAATATGTAGTCTTGCTGGGGCCAGATTCATGGATAAAACTCCATAAGTGGACTCTAGCAGCTTTTTTTAGTCATTGTTGGGGACAAGATCCCGTGCCCGCTCCCAATTCACATATAATATATACATTTAGCCCTTTTAGGCTGTTTTTTGGTAGAGCTCAGCGGTACTTAAAAAGTAAAGCACATAAAAAGAAATGGTTATTATCATTTTCGCAAACCATCCTGGTCGGTGTTAAAAAAGCTGCTCCAAGGGTTTCGGACAAACTCATCAACAATGCTATGTATGATTGTTGGGAGAAATTGACAACGGAACCTATGAAGAATGCTTACGGCTTGGATTGGGAGAATGTGGTGCACGACACTTTCAGCGATACGCTGGTGCGTCATATTCCGCTTACGGAGGACTCGAACGCAAGGCTGACGAACATCAGCTTTAGTGAGATTATTACTCAAGTAAAGAGGACGACGAGGGAAGTAATAGGTGGTAAGAAGATCCCACTGAATAAACTTCTAAGTCCAATCTTTCCTTCAGTTAATGCTTGCTATTCATCGTCTGTTAAGGATGGTGGCTCCGTTCATGAGGTAAAACGTTATGTACATGGTGTTAAAAGTTACATCGCTATGTACCTAAATTTCAAATCTACATTGTTATATAATGACTTTTGGATTGAAACCGTAGGTTGGGACGTTTATGGAATTATTCTGAAATTAGTCCAACAATTGCGACGAATTGATTTTGATAATTATTTACAACAAGACGCTCAAATTTTTCAGGATGCTGAAGATGAGACGAATCGAATTCTAAATTCTCTTTCCCACCCGGGAAGGGATTTTGAGTTTGAGGATCATTTGAATGAGACCCAGATTTTTAAGTTTGAACTGGCTGCAAGCCAAGTTGATTTATCAACGCAATATTTCAAATTGAAACAAGGGAAGTTCAATGGGTTTCATTCTGATGAATTTGGGAAGAAAATGTTGGAGGAGGATGAACAGTTTAAGGATTATACGATTGAAGCATTATATTTGGAGTTTGATCCTGATATGATAAAGTTCGCTTATGGTATATTGTACTGGCAGCTCTTAAATGTAGCGCTAGACGAACCGGCGGATGCTTTGATTGTAGGACTACCCGAACCTTTGAAAGTACGATGTATTACAAAGGGTCCAGGAGTCACTTATCACGTTCTAAGGCCTATACAAAAATTCTTATGGAAGGCATTAAAAAATCATAGAACGTTCCAGTTAGTCGGAAGACCACTGACTCAAGAAATTGTGAACGATATCTTTGGTTTTGAATTCAATTATTTTCTCTCTGGTGATTATAAGGAATCAACAAATAATATTTTGAGTGAAGTTACGGACGCGGTGGTGGATGAAATCTTTGATTGTGTTAAGATTGAAGAATCGCCCATTTGGGCTCAATACTTTGGTGTTGGGACCATGGCAAGTAATTTAATGAATGAACCTTTGAAGGTAACGTTAAAAAAACTTGCTAGACGCTCGCTTACGGAACATCACATGGTGGCTGTTTTAAAAGACAACCATCCCACATGTCCAAATCGGACTATGTTCAAAAATGATCAGAAACATGGTCAGTTGATGGGTTCAATTCTTTCATTCCCTATACTCTGTATTATAAATGCAGCTGTATGTCGAATGGCACAGGAAATGGATCAACCTATTGAAAATTGGAGAGATACTAAAAAATTGGTAAACCTTCCACTCCAAATTAATGGAGACGATTGTGGCTTGACAGGCTCAAGGTATTTACAAAATACCTGGGAGGACCTTATAGCGATGGTCGGTTTAGAAAGCAGTGTTGGGAAGACATATTTTTCGAAAGATATATTTGTATTGAATTCGAAACTTTTCGCTCGGGGAGAAAAAACAAATCTCTGGGAGGAAATAAAGTTTGTCAACCTAGGACTGTGTAGAGGTCAGAAGAAAACTTCTTTCAACGTTGGGGAAAGACCTCGAGTTGTTTATAGTACCATACAAAAAGATTTACTTGATTTATGTCCGGTAAAATATAGATATAAAGCAGACAAAATATTTCAAAAACACTGTTCTCTTAGCTTTTCACGAAGTGTACCTGCGATACCATGGTATTTACCACAGTGGTGCGGGGGGTTAGGATTAAGGAAGCTTAATAAGGAAAATGAATTTATTGAGTGTTCTTATCTTGATCTGCGTATGGTTAGTAATATGATTAACCAGGGGGTTGACTTTAGGCCCCCTCCTACATATAAAGAGTGGCAAACTGAACAGTTAGTGAAGAAATTAGTTGAAGAAACTGGAATGTTCGCTTTAGTCGCAGACACATACTACGATCGAGTAGACGATAAAGTGCTGGAAAAACCAGTCAAAAAATATCTCACCATGGCGGCGTTTTTCCGCTTTGAGGAATGTCAATTAAGAAAACTTTATGACTATAGAGATTATATCGTCGAAGAAGATACGTATTGGCACAAACAGAATAATATCTGGTTAGGACAGAGGAACCGTCCTGATTTTGGGTCTCTAAAAGAGTACAATGATCTTTTGGTAGTGCCTAATAAGCGCCGTATGGCTGTGACTTTAAAATAAATGACGTTGGATATAAAATTAGGATTTGTGTTCTATCAAGCACATAAGTGTAAGCGTTAGAGGGATTGGACCCCCTTTTACAAAGGCTGAAATTATGTGTGGTGAAACATCCATGTTCCTGTACTTAATACGGTCAATGAATGGTCGCCTCGTGCGATGACGAACTAAATTATTTACAAGGGTGTGACTGGTTAGATCACGGAGACTGATTTTATGAATCAGAGGAGAGCTGGAGTTGGC